TGAGGGGGAGACAGGAGCTGATCATTGGTTGGATCATGGAGACGATTGAAAGGGCCGGGTTGGGGTTCCACCTGGGGAACGTCGTGGAGGCGGTGTGCACCACCACGGCCGGAGAATTGACGCCGGCAGAACGGGTGGGCCTGCTCGAGCGCGCGCGTGCCCATCTGGACCGGGAGATCGCGCTGGCAAACAAGCCGGCGGGCAGTGTGACGCAGAAGCCCGCAGCGGCAAAAGCGGCGCCCGTGCGCAAGGGCAATACAAATGGGAGCGGGCGGCCGCGGAAAGCCGCGGCGTCCGTGGAAGAAAAGCAGAGGCGCCAGGCGCCGGCGAAGGTGCAGGATTTGGTGAAGCGCACGCGGGCGTATTTCCGCGAGTATCCGGATTCGACGTGGGCGCGGGCATTTGAAGAGGTGGAGAACCCGTACAAAAATTCGATGAGCCTGCAAAGCAGTGTCGGGCGATACGTAAAACCAAATTTGAAAAAGGGGCGGAAGAAGACAGGGGCGGTAAGCGGCAACGGGCGGAAACGGACGCTTGTGGAGGCGCAAGCGATGGAGCGGTTGCGCGCGGAGGCGTTGCGCCAGGCGGCCCTGGACGGGCTCGAATTTGCGGACGAGGACGAACGCGAGCAGTACGTGCAGGAGTTCATAGAGAACAGTTAGGGGGATTATATGCAGACAAACGCTGATGCAAATCTGAAAGCGATTCGTGAACAATTGGCGGCTCTGCAGGCGATGTACGAAGCGTTGCCCGCAGAGGAGAAGCAGGCCCGCGAGCGGGCGTATCGGCGCGTGCAGGCGGCATCGGCCGCGTATGCGCAGGACCAGGCGCAGCGGGCGAAATCGGAAGGTGGCAGGCCGGTGGTGCGTAGGCGGCGGTACGGAGGGCAATGGCGGTAGTTGAAGCGATAGAGGCGGACGTACTGGCGCCGATACTGGAAGAAACGGATTGGCTACTGGCCGCGGCCGACGTGCCGCGGCTGCGAGGCATGGGGGAGTTCGCGGAAGGTGAGGTGATTATACCAACGGGCCGGTGGGCGGGGGAACGATTCAAGCTCGAGCGGCAACCATTCACGCGGCTGTTGTACGAGGAGATCGACAGCGGCAATTGGACCCGGCACGTGATCCTGGGGCCGTCGCAGTCTGGCAAGACGCTGAGCAGCTCGATCATGCCGGTCCTGTATCACTGTTTCGAGATCGGCGAGCCTGTGGTGTACGGCGTGCCGACCGAAGATATTGTGGAGGACAAGTGGAGGGATGACCTGTACCCGGCGATCGCCGCGGGACCGTACGCGCAATTTTTGCCACAGAAGGGCGCAGGGAGCCGCGGGGGCGATCCGGGGCTTCGCGTAACCTTCCGCAATGGGGGCGTGCTCCGTTTTATGACCGGCGGCGGCTCGGACAAGAGCCGGGCCGCATACACGGCGCGCGTCCTGGTCGTGACCGAAACAGACGCGTTTGGCAGGGCGAGTGAGGCGAGCGTGGAGACCAGCCAGATCGGGCAGTTGATCGCACGGACCTTGAGCTATGGGCGGAAAGGCGCGCGGATCTATCTCGAGTGCACGGTGAGCACCAGCGAAGGAATCACGTGGAGCTGGTACCAGGAAGGAAGCGCCGGGCGGATCGTTGTGCTCTGTGTCTCGTGTGGGGCGCCTGTTACGCCGGAACGGGAGCACCTGGTGGGCTGGCAGGATGCTGCAAACGTACTGGACGCGATGGAGGGCGCATCGTTCGCGTGCCCGGCGTGCGGGGTACTTTGGAACGAAAGCGAACGCCGGCGGATGAACGAAACGGCGCTCCTGGTGCACAAGGGGCAGGAGGTGATGGGCGGGCAAGTGGTGGGGAACCTGCCACGAACAGACACGTTGGGCTTCAGGTGGAACGCGTTCAACAATCTCTTCTGGACCGCGGGGGACATTGCTGCGCAGGAATGGGAGGCCGCGCGGGCGGGAAACGAGCAGGATGCTGAGAAGCGGTTGCACCAATTCGTGTGGGCGCTCCCGTACGACGGTGAGCGTGAGGATCTGACGTACCTGGATTACCGGGATATTCTGGTGCGGACCCGGCCGGAGCGCAAGGGCGAAGTGCCGGCGGACGCAGTGTGCCTCACCGCGGCCGCGGACGTGCACAAACGGTCGATCTATTGGGGCGTGGCGGCGTGGATGCAGGACGCGAGCCCGCACGTCGTGGATTATGGTGTGATCGAGGTGCATTGGGAGGAATTGGGGCTCGAGCGGGCCCTGGGCATAGCGTTCCAGGAGCTGCGGGAGTTGGATGAGACCGGGTGGCCGCGGGCGGGGACCGGGGAAGTCGTGCGGACGAAGGTGGGGCTGGTGGATATAAGATACGAGGGGGAATCCGTTGCAGCAGCCTGTCGTGATATGGGGCCCGGGTGGTTTCCGGCCAGAGGCTGGGGCGCGAGTCAAGACATGGGGCGGACCTACACGGCGCCCAAACAGCGGAGTAAGGTCGTGCTGGCGATCGGGCTCGAGTACCACATTCAGCGGGAAGTGCAGTACAAGTGCCGGGTGGTGAACTCAAACGTGGACTACTGGAAATCATGGTTACACAACCGCCTGACAACCGCTGTTGGAGAGCCGGGCGCCCTCACGTTATACGGGGTTTCGCAGTTCCGGGACCACATGCCCCTGGCAAAACATCTAACGAGCGAACGCCAGTACGAGGAATTCGTGGCCGGCAAAGGCTACCTGAAAAAATGGGAGAAGCTCCACAGGAACAATCACTGGCTGGACGTGTTTCAAAACTGTTGTTGTGCCGCGCACATCGCGGGGATCCGCCTGCACGAGAGGGGGCCGGCCCCGGCCGCGCCTGTAGAGGCAGCGGGCGATTATGCGGAGGCGCGGGAGGCGCCAGGGCGGCGGTCCGGCGGGGACAGTTGGACGATAGGAAGATAAGAGGGGTACGCACGGCGCGCGCGTGTGTTGGGTGATAAGGGGGTGGTGAAACAGTGGCAGGGGGAATAGGAGTAATCGGAATGGAGCAAGCGAAACGGAAGCGGAGGCGGATCCTGCGTACGGACGATCCGCCGATAGAGGTCCCGCGGCCAAAGATCCAGACGCTCGAGCAGGATATGGAGGAAGTCGATAAGAGCCTTGCGAGCCTGCAGAAAACGCGCGCGGAATTGCAGGCTCGACACGATCGGATCTTGGCGGCGCAATACGCCCAGGACGAGGCGCGGGCGATCGAGCGGCGGTGCTATTGGCCGAAGGGAAAGCCGTTGCCGGACTCGTTCATTAAGGTGAAGCGTGACCCGGTACCGTGCCCGCGATGTCGGCGGATCCGGTTGGACGATAGCAGTCAGGCCACGGCGTGTACAAGCTCCGGGGAGGCAGTAGCGTGGTTTCGGTGCAAGAGCTGCGGACACCGGTTCAAGATGAGCGTTCGGGTGCTATAGACGATCGTCCCCACAGCTAGGCGTCTGGATTTGCCTCCGATGGTGGGTATTCTATTGGCACCGAAAAACGCACACGTTGGAGTGCCACGTTTGCGTTTTCTCTTGACCATTCCCCACCGGTGTCCACCACATAGATATGGGCGCCGGCTTCGCCGGACTTTGTATCCGTGGTGCCCGATGCCACGGCCACATCAAATTTCACAAACTGCCTTTTCTCACCTTCATACATCGATCCAACGCGCGCATTGTGTTCACGCATTAACGGCTGAGCGTCATACACGCCCTGGACAATTTCCACGAGGGTCTGTTGCACAAAATCCTTGAGCTGCATCCTACATCTCCCCATTTTGCGCACGCTGCAGCGCACCCTGCATTGAGAATTGCGGACAGTGTGATTCTAATCCTGAAGGTAATACCGCGCAAATGAGCGCAGTTGGGCGCGTGTTTTACAGACTGTAATCAAGAGGTTTTACAGACTGTAATCAAGAGGGTTGACGGATCGCAAAATGAATGGTAAAGAAAGGGTGTAACGCGCATCAGTGCGTACCCCCTAGGCCCGGGGCCGGTGCACCGGCTGGCTCCGGGCCATCATTTTTTGAGAGGGGCGCCAGCGCGCGGGAGTGGTGGTGAGCGCAGTCAGCGATATGCAGACGCTGTTGGACGACGCATCAACGGCCGTGGGGAACGGCGATTGGGCGGCGGCCCGCACGAAGCTGTTGCAGGCGCGCCTGAAGTTCGCGGCGATCCCCACGCAGGCACGCAGCGAGATCGCGTACGTGCAGTGGGAGGATCGGTTGCGCGAGTTGGGGGCGGCACTGGACGAGGCGGAGGCGGCCGCAGGGCGCGCATCGGATCGGCGGCGCCTGGGCCGCATGACAACGGGGTATTAGCGTGAGCAGACGCGGGCGATGGTATGACCGGATGTACGAGGGCGGATTGCGCTTGATCAGTCCGCGCCGCGCCGCTGTCGTTCAACACCTGCGCCTCATGGAACGGGATCCCGATTACCGCGAGAGCGTGTTAGCGCTCATGCGTCTGCAGGGGTACAAGGCCGCGCGCAAGGGCGGCAACAACACGGCGTGGTTGGATTCCGGGCGGTCCGCGGACGCAGAGGTGCTGGGAGACTTGCCGGCGCTGCGCTCGAGGGCCCGGGAGCTGAACCGGGACGACGCGATCGGCAGCGGCATCTCGGGTTCGTTCGTGAACAACGTGATCGGCACGGGCATCGTCCCCCAGGCCCGCACGGAAGATGAGGAAACGAACCGCAGGCTTGAAGCGGTCTGGGCGGAACGTGCACCGGTCTTGGATCCAGTGGACATGCTCTCGCACGGGCAAACACAGCGCCTCGTGTTCCGCAAGTGGTTTGAAGACGGGGAAGTGCTGCGCAAGGCCGCGAAGACCGGCCCATATGAGCCCGTGTGGTTCGAAACGATCGAGGCGGACCGGCTCGCAACCCCGCGGGAGAAGTGGGGCAATCCACAGTTCCGGGACGGCGTGGAACGCGACGAATACGGGCGGGTCGTTGGGTACTGGATCCTGAAATCCCATCCCGGGGACGCAATGGGCGCCGCCGCGTTGCGTGATTCGGAACAGTTTGTGAGCGTGGGCCCGGACGTGTGTCGTCATTTGAAAATCATCGAACGGCCCGGGCAGAGCCGCGGCGTGCCGGCGTTTCACGCAGTGCTACAGGACCTGCGGGACTTGGACTTGTTGATCGTCGCGTGTCTCAAGCGTGTGCAGATCGCGGCGTGCTTGAGCGTTTTCATTAAAACGCTGAACCCGATCGATGACGTGTTGGACACGACGGCCAAGAAATACGGCTATGTGCTGGACCAACAGATCACGCCGGGGATGATCTTCAAGCTGTATCCCGATGAAGAAATCCAAACGCTGATTCCCAATTTCCCCGTGCCCGAGCTCGAGCCGTTTGTGGTGATGCTGGCACGGCGCGTGGGCGCGGCCCTGGGCGTGAGTTGGCAGGTGGTGTTGAAGGATTTCAGCAAGTCGACCTATTCGAGCGCGCGCACGGACCTGCTCGAGAGCCGCCAGGTGTACGCAGTGTTCCAGACGGCATACGTCTCCCAGTGTCTGAATTGGGAATGGCAGACGGTGATGGACGACGCGGCACTCCGTGGGGATATGCGGCTGAGCGGGATCACGCCGGAAGAACGTCGGGCGGTGCACTGGATCCCCAACGGGTGGAAATGGGTCGATCCGGTGAAGGAAGCGGCGGGCGCTCAGCTCGAGCTACAAATGGGCACTCAGACGCTCCGCGATCTGTGTGCCGAGAAGGGGAAAGACTGGGAAGAACAGTTGCGCCAGCGGCTGCGCGAAGAGCTGCGCGAGGCGGAGCTGCGAAAGGAAATGGGCTTGCCCGAGAAGGGCCAAGCGGACCAGGGCGCCGCGGCCCGGACAATTGCTCTGTTGGCAGGCGCCCGGGATGAGGAGAGCGTAGCGTGAACGATGCAGTGGTTTGCGAGCGGGGCTTGCTCGATCAACTGGAACGGCGGGCCATCAACACCGAGGAGCGGTGGGTGGAATTTGTGGCCGCGACCGAGAACGGCGTGGAGACGTGGAGCGGCCGCCAATATCTCCGGATTTCCGGAGTGGTGTTGAAGCGGTTCAAAAAGAATCCCGTGATTCTGGATACGCACAACCGCTGGGAGGCCGGCGCCGTCGTAGGTCGCGGAGACGTTCGCGCGGAAGGCCGCGAACTGATTGTGCGGGTCCATTTCGCGGAGACGGAACGAGCAGAGACGATCTGGCAGCTGGTGAAGGGCGGATTCATCAACGCGGTGAGCGTCGGCTATATCCCCGACCGCAAGAATATCGTGGAACTCACGGAGGGGGAGACGGACGGTGAAGGGGACAGCGCGATCAAAGGGCCGGCCGTGGTGATCAAGCGGTGGGAGCTGTTCGAGATTTCGATCGTGCCGGTGCCGGCTGACGCGGAGGCGGTCCGGCGGTGCTTTCTGGAGGGGCAGACACGCGCGCTGGATGCGCAGATTGAGGCAACAGTGCGGCGCCTCTTGGGCGTCCGCAGTCGATTGACAGAGGAACCAGAGGAGGAAGTGACCGTGGGCAAAGAGAAGAATCAGGATGCCGCGGCGGGCCACACGGAGGAGCGTGGGGCCGCGGCGGAGGAAACGCAGGTGGTGAACGTGGAACCGATCGCGGAGGAACTGGACGCGCGGCGAGCGGCTGCACGCAAGACTGAGATCCTGGCGATCACGCCGGCCGGGCTCGAGCATGTTGCGCACGAGTGCATCGTGCAGGGCTTGGACGTCGAACAGTCGCGGGAGCGGCTGTTGGCAGCGTTGCAGAAATCGGCCACGCCGGCCGGTACGCCGGAGCCGGCGACGCAAGCGCAGAAGAGCACGGAAACGATCACGGACGTGCCGGCCGATGTGCTGGTCCGTACGTTGATGGGCTGAACGGCGCCGGGGGGCGCACGCGAGCGCATGAAAACGAGGCAATCCCGCGGGAGCGGGTAAAAGGAGCACGACGATGGCGAGTAATCATGTGCGGTGGGTTGGCAACCTCTTTGGCGCCAGCGAGCCGCTGATCATGCTGGGAAAATTTCAGGCAGGGGCCACGAAGGCCATCAAACGCGGTGAGTTGCTCGAGCTGACCGGCGACACAAACACGGCCTGGGTGCCGATGGACAGCGATTACTCCATGTCGGGCAACGTGGCGATCGCGAACGAGGAAATCAAATCGGGCGATCGTGCCGGCTATTACGAGATCATCGTGCCGCGCCCCGGGGACATTTTCGAATACGAGATCGCGACCGCGGCCGCCACGGCGGTTGGGACTGCGCTCTACTGGAGCTCGAGTGAGAAGGTGGCCGCAACCGGCTCGAACCAGCTCGGGACGGCCGTGGGCCAGGAACACTACCCGCAGAAGCAGGGGCATCTCGCAGACGATGCGACCGGAGATGCTGGCACGACCATCCGGAGCACGAGTTACGTGCGCATGACGATCAAGGCGGCGGCCAGTTATTACAGCGCGCTCCAGGCGTAGCGCGTGTTGAGGCGGGGCCTCCGTATCGGGGGCCCCGCCGCGGGCAATCGTGAGGGGTAAACGCGGGTGCGGGAGATGAGGCAAGCGGCCGGCGTGATGGCGGCCAGACCATAGGGAGATAGCATCAGATGGATAAGCAAAAACAGAAGCCGCGGATCACGCCGGAAGTGTACGTGGTTGGGCGGCAAATGGACGTGGATGGCCTGCGGACGATGGCACAGCGGGACTCAGTGGCGTTCGCGCAACGGACGCAGGAGCTGATCGATCAGGGCGAACTGCGGTGGGATAAAGTACGCGACGTCCGCGGGCTGTTCCACAAACTGGACGGGATCTCCGTTCCGGCCGCGGTAAATGTCGCGGGCGAAACCAGGGCGATCCAGGCGAGTGCCTTCCCGCTGTTGGCGGGCGGCATGACGATCGCCGGCATCCAGGAAGCGTATGCAGCGGTCCCGGCGATCGGCGGAGAGCTGGTCACGGACACCGAAGACAACAAGCGCGTATCGATCTACGCGGGCATCACGAGCGAAGATCTGAAGATCGATCGCGTGGACGAGGCGAAGGACTTCCCCGAAATCGGCGCCGGCGAAGAGAAGTTCGAGATTCGCAGCAACCGAAACGGGCGCCGCATTTCGATCACGGCGGAGATGATTGAAGAAAACGATGTGCCGAACATCGTTGAGCGAGTGAATGCGCTGGGCGAGATCGCCGGGGAGACCGTGGAACAGCAGACACTACGCCGTGTCACCGACCACACGGGCAGTGCGGCCGTGGGTGCAGAGCCCTACGCCCTTCGTCCGAACGGAGTGGGAACGGCGCTGTACAACTCGACTGCGGGCAATCCGGGCGTGCGTGCAACCAACGGCACTCGAGTGCTGAATAATGCCCTGGTCGATGAGACGGATCTCGAAGCCGCGCGGGCGCGGCTGGTGTCCATGCGGAATTCGTTGGGCGCGCGGATCTCGATCCCGATGAGCCGCTGCATCTTGCTGGTGCCCGACGCACTGGCAGGCACGGCCGCGAAGCTCACGAATTCGGAGTACCAGCCGGGCGTGGAGAACGAGCTGAACAACTGGGGCCCGCGCGGGATGTATCGTCCGCGGGTTCTGTCGACCCCGAAGCTGGACGACCTCAGCACGAGCGCCTGGTACCTGGGCGATTTCAAGAGGCAGTTTAAGCGCAAGTGGAAGCTGCGTTTCGAGTACGTCACGTTGACGACGGACACGGAGAGCTTCCTCAAGAGCCGCATCGCGTTCCAGGCGCGCGTAGCATGGGACGTGGAGATCGGCGCGGTGGACTACGTGTACGTCGTGCAGTGCCTGAGCGCGGCAACAGCGCCGGCGGACGAATAACCGGGCACAGCATCCTGGCGATGAGGTGAGATGAGGACCAGGGGCGCCTGGGCCGCGGCGCGGGCGCCCCGTTTGAGGAGGCAAACACATGCCGAGAGTACCAGTACCTGATGAGACACGGAATCTGCTGGAGAGCCATGTGATCGGGAATAAGACCGATGAGCCGGTCAGCGTGCAGGGAGGCACCCTGAATTCGTTGATGGCCCTGCTGAAGGGGCTTCATGGGACGAGTTCGTTCGGAATTGCGGACATCGACATTTCGGCGGCGGACTACACGGATTACGTGACGCTGCTGACGATCGCGCCGCAGAGCGGCAACATGCTGTATGACCTGGAGGTGGATCTGGATTTCGTCAAGGCCACCACCGGGTTTGACGCGGTTGCGACGGCAAATGACACGCTGGACGTTGCGGCCTTCGTCAAGATCGACGGGACGAACTCCCGCGGAATCGTTGCGGCCACACAAGTGAAAGCAACAGGCACACTGGACGCTGTGAAGGGCGCGGCGCGCCTGTCGATTGGCTCGGTTGGGCAGACGGTGGAAATCAAAGTCAAACTTTCCGCGGAACGCGCGGACGTGAAGATCCCATATCGTGTGACGTGCCGGGGCGGCACCCCCTCAGTGACGGCGGTGGTGGCAGGCTAACGGGTGCGTGGTGGCATGAGCCGGCTGTGTGGAGCCGCGGCCGGCTCTACTTGAGGACTGCACAATGGCACGAGGTCAAGAGTACCGGAGCGGGACCCAGGTCACGGCGCCGGTGGCGAATACAACGGCGGGCAAATGGACGTTTGCTCCGGGCGCGTCGAAACTCCTGCTCAGCAACCTGAGCGGGAAAACGGTATACGTCCGTTTCAACAGCGCAAGCGCCGCGGCCGTGGCAACGCACGATTACGTGCTGGCAGACGGCGGGAGCGTGAATCTACAGGCGGACGATTTGGGCGTGGTGGTTTTTGAAACGATCAGTGTGTGGTTTCCCGCGGACGCGACCGTAGCGAATTGGTCGCTCCGCGGAATCTGAGCGGACCCCCGGGGCCCTGGCCGGCCAGGTGACACCCCCGCATACCGGGTGCAGGCGGGGCCCCGATCCCTAGATAGGGATGAGGACGCATGGCAAGTCTGTTCGACGAAATAGTTGCAACGGCATCGTGGCCGTCGATTCTGGCCGTGCACGGGCAGACGGTGACCTATGGCGCGTCCAGCGTCTCAGCGGTGTTTGTCGAGATCGCCACGAGGGACGTTTCAGGCCAGGATGGGACCTGGCGCCATCGCACGGCCAAGCTCGAGCTGAGCACGGCCGCCACGGGCGGCGTCCCCACAGCGGGCGCAAAAGGGGACACGGTGACGATCGGCGGGGACGTTTGGGCGGTGGCCGGCGTGATTGAACGTCATCCGGGCGCCAACCTGATCAGCCTGGCGCTTGAGCGCCGGGAAAAGATTGAGGAGACCGGACCGAAGTTTCGGAGGGACAGGAGAGCGGAATGGGCTCTGTAACCCCCAGCGGTGTTGTGTACGAACCGTTGAAGCGGTTTCGCTCGCTTTTGGCGGGGTTGACATCGTTTCAGACGTGGTTGGCGGTAAAGGATTCGGCGGAGGCACTGAAGTCCATCCATTACGAGTGGACTCAAAGTGAGACGCGCCACGTCCTGCTGTACACGAGCGGGTGGAGCTCAGAGACGATTGCGCGGGGGCGCGCTGTACAGGCGTTGGCGAGCGGTTTCTTCGGCGTGAAATTCTGGGAGCCAGTCGCGACGAC